AGCAAAGTGTCTTATCGTTCTGCGATAAAGACAGCGACTTACGGTGATGACAATATCAATGGTGTTCCCAAGAAGTATGAGGAGTTCAATGGTGTTCGAATTGTAGAAGAAGGAGCGAAGTGTGGATTACAGATCACAATGGCAGATAAAAATGCCGAAGTGACTAAGTTTACTGATCTGAAGGAGAGTGATTTCCTTAAGCGTAAGTTCCGTTTTTGTCCTATTATGGGTCGCATTCGTGCACCCTTGGCTAAGAGTTCTATTGAGAAGTCCCTTCATTGGATGAAGGTGGCTTCGCCTGAACCACCAGAGGTTCTATTTGCACAAAATGTAGATGGAATGTTGAGGAAAGCTGGACAATACCCTCAAGAATATTTTGATGAAATTCGTGCAAAGTTACTACGAATTGCTGAGATTCATGAAGTTGTACCACTGTGTAAGTGGTGGACTTATGATGAATTAATTCAGCATGACAAATTCAACTATTACGAACATTACCGTGGCACATCATTGTATGATGTGGCCAGTGATGAACAGGTTTTATCAAATTTTCTAAGTGAGGCAAAGAAGAAACGTGTAGCATTCAGTCCACTGTTAGCTATGGTGGCTTTCACTTTATCTATGGGTCTTTCAACATATTGTTCTGTTGAGATTGCTCAATGGTGTGCAGATGGAGGACGCCAAAAACTAGTGAGTCAGCTTGCTCGATTGATCAGACAGTACTATGAGACTGCACAAAATGGAGTCGGTGAAGCATTCACTGATCATATTCAGTTTCCGTTTCTCCTTGATGGAGTTCCTGGTGTAGCTCGTGAGCTGCACATTCCTGAATTTGTGGCTGCATTGCTTATCAAATGTACTTCTCTTCAAGAACCAGAATTCAAGTCTGAATCCTTTTCTGCCCCTGTTTCCAAGCCTGATACGCTTATTGCACGGGTTATTACATTTGTGATGGAGTGGCTTTTAGCCTTGTTTCCATTTGTCAATACTGGTCGTTATGCGGAAATTGGATTGACATCTCTTGGTTTTTCACGTCTGTTAACTCTGGTGACATGTTCTCAGTATCTTATCGACAATGATAGCATTTCGTTGTTCGATCGGTCTTCTTTGTATCGTGTTGGTTTCCAAATTAAACAACTTATTGTCAAGCAATGGTTGCGAGATGGGAATGACTTGATCCGTAAACAGGCTTTTTGTGTGTTGCTTGAGGG